CAGTTGGTGCTGCAAATACAGTCGAAGAAATGATTGAACAAACAAGGAATACTTTAGGACCTATAAGTAATGAAGAGCTTCAATATTTATCAAATGTTTTCATTAATGCTTTACCAGAACAAAGACTTACAATTAAAAGTGTTCTTACTAATGATGAGTTTAATAGTCTTTTAGATTTTTCAAAAGCAAAATTAAATGTAGGCTCAGGTGTAGGCGATAGAAAGATGGCCATCATTCAACAAGACGGTGTGCCTGGAATTATGTACGGTAGAACAAAAGACAAAAAAAGATTTGTCCCCTTAGAGAATCTAAATTTAAAAATGAGACCTGCAGGACAGTCAGGAGCAGGTGGTTTTGATTTTACTTTAAAGCCAGGTGAAAAAATTACTACAAGAACAAAGGCACAAAAAGAGGGGCTTCTTGGAGGTCAACAAGTGTTAAGAGATATTGAAGCTAGAGAAAATGAAATTATTAAAGAACTTTATCCAAAATTAAAAGCGCAAGATTTAAAAATGGGATTAAGTGACAACCCTCAACCGAATACAATTTTTGCTATTATAAGGGATAGACTTGGCACTGATAGAGTTGGTAATAGACTTTTATCACGTAAAGGTTTTAGAGAAAAATTAAAAAAACTTGGGCTAAGGGATCCAGCTGACATACCTGATAGTCAAACACAAAAAAATCTTATTGCAGATGTTGCTAAATTAACAAAAGATCCAGGTGCAGAAAAAGGAATTTCAAATCCTCTTGTAAGGTCTTTACCACCTGAATTAGAAAAGTTGGAAAGTTTCAACAAATTTTTAACATTAGGTGTGGGTGTAGAAGATGTTACTGATTTGGCTAAACTAACACCAGACAACCCTCAGCTTTTTAATTTACTAGAATCATATAGAGTTGAAGCTCAAGAATTTTTAAATACAAATCCAAAGTTTAAAAACTATTTTAAGAGTTTAGGTGAGACAGAGCCTATTATATTACACAAGGCACACAACGATAGAACTATTTCTGCAGGAAATGTTTCACAAAACTTTCAAGGTTTAGATGCAACGAATGTAAAAATACTAGGAAGAAATGTAAACGTTGTTTTACAACCAGACTTGGAGACAGCTTTATTAAGAAATATTAAAGAACAAAGTGTGGAGGGTACAAAAGAAATACTAGATATAATGAAAGATTTTTTTATTGGAACAAAATTAAATGACCCTAGAAGAGCAGGTTTAACAAAAGAAGATTATAAATGGCTTGAAAAGAATAAAATTATAAAAATTCCTAAAATAACTGTTGGTGTTGGAAGACCATATAAAAACACAGATGCAGTAATTTTTGGAACAGAACAACAACCCAATCTAGCAGAAATTGTTGCAGGCGAACTTGGAGCAAGAAAATATTTTAAGATGAAAACAAACATAGAAGCAGAAACAGGCACTAAGTTAGTTGAAACGATGAAAGATGGAGGGTATGTAGGAGACATGATACCAGTAAAAGCAAGTGTTGGAAAATTTATTAAAGGGCTATTCGGTGAAACACCAGCTTACAGAAAAGAGGGCATGGATGTTGAAAGTTTGTTTGGTCCTACAAAAAAACAAAAAGAAACTTTAGAAAAATTATATCCTGGCACAGCTTTTCCAGAAACATATCCTGGTGAGGTTTTTTATTCTAATTTTGATTTAGCTTTAAGTAGACGTGGTGCGCCAGAGTCTTTTCAAAATGAAGATTCTTTTAGAAACTACATGAATCAATCGGGTGTAGGAACAGACGAGCTAGATGATGCAAAAGTTATTCCTTACATAAAATCAAAATCACAAGCAGGTGAACCAATTTTTTCACAAGACTTAAGACGTATTGCTAATCAATCACCAATAAGATCTGTGTTTATGGATGCGTATGGCTTTCGTTCTGATAAAATAAATCAAGCATCTAGAGATTTCTTCGATCCTAACACTGGATCTAGAGTTCAAATAGAAGGTGAAGCTGTATACAAAGACCCAGCTTACCCGACCACTGCAATCATGGATGGTGCTTTGTCAAACTCTTACAGAGAAAGAGTATTTAGAGTTAAGAAAGATCAACTTCGAGGTGATCCAGGTTCTGTGCCTGGTGGCGCTGATAATCATAAATTTGGTGGTTCAGCTGATACAGACGGTAATTATACATTATTCTGGACACGACAAACAGACAGACCTGCTTTTATCATTCCAGGAGAGATCGTAGATAAAAAGACTGGTGAAATCATACAACCAGCTATGATAGCTGATCAAACAAAACTTAAAGGTATAGAAGACAGAATACAAAAACTTTTTGCTGATCCAATAGCTAAACTCGATCCACAAGATTTAGAGGGGGTTAGCGCAACAGTAAAAAGACTTGTTGATTCATCAGCGGGAAGATTAACTTCTGGTAAAGCATTCAATGTTGTAATGGGTCAGATTGATGCAAAGCAGAAACAAATAAAAAGATTACAAAATGAATATAATGCAGAAAAACAAAGATTAGATAGTTTTGTATCACCACAGAAAAAAGAAATAATAACAACAACGATTGATGAATTACAATCAGATATTCTACAAAGCTTAAGAACTAAATCTAGAAATATAGCAGGTAAATTAAAAATTATGGCTGATCGTAATATGTCAATCGACAGTATGCGAGATAAAGAATTACTTGAGTATTTTAAAGAAACAGGTGGAGTTGTAAGACCTCTTGGAAAAACAAAAGAGGAATTAATAGATCAATTTAATCAATTAAAAGAAATCAACCAACAATTAAAAGCATCATCACAGAAATTTGCGTTTGGTATTACAGAAGGCGATCTTAATTATTACAATTCTGTAAAACAGATGCAGAAAAAAATTATGGATGAAATGACAAACAACATTTCAAAAGATTTAATGCAAAAATTATATCCTGATGTTCCTCTTAAAGATAGGGTACAATATGCCGATGCTGCAGTGAAACAAGCTGTTGCAGAGGCGGCTTATAGACTATTCGTTGAGAAGGATCCTAATGCACCAAAATATATTTCATACATGTCTGGATCACAAATTAAATCAAATTATAGTCAACCAGGTGGGGCGGCAACACCAGCAGCAGAGCGTGCAGCGGATCTTGAAAATAGACAAAGAAGGTTTGAACAAGATTTTGCAGGTGGTAATGAAGGTGCAACGCTTCAACAATCAGAGTTAAGAGGCATTGGAACAGAGGAGTTTTACGGAGGACCTGATGTTAAAAATGAACAGGGAGCACACTTCACTGGAGTTATGGAAAACATTTTTAAAAAGGTAGCAAATGAGTACGGATCAAAGATAGAAATAGCAAATGTAGCTACAGAAACTCCTAGAGTAAGGGATGTGTATAATATTGTTGATCAAGATACAGGTATTGTTATGGGAAGTGGAGACACTTTCAGACAGGCAGAAAATATTGCTAATGACCTTGTTGACAAAGAAGGAGGCAGATATAGGATTGCCACAGAAACAGAAAGAGTCTATGATAGTAGACCAATTTTCACTATGGAAATTACACCAGAAATGCTACAATTGTTTAAAGCGTATAAGTAAGGAGAGTCATGGTAGTTGAAAAACCAATAAAAACAGAGGAAGCTATAGAGCGAGCAACTCCAGTTGATATAGAAATAGGACCAGAACAAGATCCAAATGTTCAGCTTATGGATGATGGATCAGCAGTTGTTGGAGGAGTGCCAGAACAACCACAAATGGCTTTTGGATCTAACTTAGCTGATTTCATGTCAGAAGATGATTTAATGAATATTGCAAGCGAGTTAATTGGAAAGTATGACGAAGATAAAACATCAAGAAAAGATTGGGAAGAAACATATACAAAAGGATTAGATTTATTAGGTTTTAAATACGAGGAAAGATCACAGCCGTTTCAGGGCGCAAGTGGTGTAACACACCCTGTGTTAGCTGAAGCTGTAACACAATTTCAAGCACAGGCTTACAGAGAACTACTACCTGCTGGTGGACCAGTAAGATCACAGATCGTAGGTAAAGAAGACACACTGAAACAACAACAAGCTGAAAGAGTTCAAGAATTTATGAACTATCAAATCATGCATGTAATGGAAGAGTATGATCCAGAGCTCGATCAGATGTTATTTCACTTACCTTTAGCAGGGTCAGCATTTAAAAAAGTTTATTTCGATACAAACATTGGAAGAGCAGTTTCTAAGTTTGTGCCTGCAGATGATCTTGTTGTCCCTTATAACGCTACTGATTTACAATCATCAGAAAGAGTTACACACGTAATTAGAAGATCTGAAAATGAAATTAAAAAGATGGTTGTATCAGGTTTTTACAGAGACGTAGAATTACAAATGTCTACGGAAGAAGACACAGTATTAAATAAAGAAAGAGAAATATCTGGTTTACAAAAAAATGATTATCAAAATGATAACTTTACACTTCTTGAAGTACACTGTGATTTAGACTTACCAGGATTTGAAGAGGACAATGGTGTCAAACTTCCTTACATAGTAACGGTTGATGAGGGGTCTGCAAAGGTTTTATCTATTTATAGAAACTACCGTGAGAATGATCCGTTAGCTAGAAAAGATCAATACTTTGTGCATTTTAAATTTTTACCAGGTTTAGGTTTTTATGGTTTTGGTTTAGTTCATATGCTTGGTGGATTGTCTAGAACTGCTACTGCAGCTTTAAGACAATTAATTGATGCAGGTACTTTATCAAACTTACCTGCTGGATTTAAAGCAAGAGGTCTACGTATTCGTGATGATGACAGCCCTTTACAGCCAGGTGAGTTTAGAGACGTAGATGCTCCTAGTGGTGATTTACGTGCAGGACTTTTACCATTACCTTACAAAGAGCCAAGTCAGACATTATATGCTCTACTTGGTTTTGTCGTGCAAACAGCAACAAGGTTTGCAACTGTAGCAGATCAAAAGATAGGCGAAAACTTAGGATCAAATGCGCCTGTAGGTACAACAATGGCTTTAATGGAGCGTGGTACAAAAGTAATGTCTGCTATTCACAAAAGACTACACTACGGACAAAAAATAGAATTTCAATTACTAGCACAGATATTTGCAGAATACTTACCTACAATGTATCCTTATGAAGTAGAAGGAGGACCATCACAAATAAAGCAACAAGACTTTGATGGCAGAGTAGATATATTACCAGTATCTGATCCAAACATTTTTTCTGTGGCACAAAGAGTTGTACTTGCACAAACACAGTTACAATTAGCTCAAAGTAATCCTAAAGCTCACAATGTATATGAGGCTTACAGAAGAATGTACACTGCTTTAGGCGTAACCGATATACAAGCAATTTTACCTTTACCACCAAGACCAGCACCGATGGACCCTGGTATGGAAAATGCTGGATCTCTTAAAGGCATGCAACTAAAGGCATTTCCACAACAAAATCATGATGCACACATA